AACCACAAATGAGTGAAGACGAGATTGATGCATATAATGCAGGATTTTCTTACAATGAGAATGTGGAACAAGAATATAAGGATTGGTAATGATATTACTTGATTATAACGCCATTGCAATCGGCAACGTTGCAGTACAAAAGTTGGCGGCAGACGAAGGTCTGATCCGCCACATGATACTTAATTCTATTCGTATGTATCGACAGAAGTTTCACAAAGAATATGGTGAGATGGTTGTCGTTGCAGACGGTATGAATAATTGGCGTAAAGATGCATTTCCTCAATACAAGGCAGCACGTAGAAAGAAACGTAGTGAGTCTGCTATTGATTGGAATGAAGTGTTTCGTATTATTAATTTAGTACGTGAAGAGATACAAGAAAACTTTCCTTACAAAGTTATGCATGAAGACGGTTGTGAAGCTGATGACGTGATTGCACAGCTTGCGCTCGAGACACAAGAGTTCGGTAAACATGAACCTGTTATGATAGTCTCAGCTGATGGTGACTTTAAACAATTACAAGTTCACAAGAACGTTAGACAGTTTTCACCTCTACTCAAGAAGTTTGTTGTAGAACCTAATCCTCGTACTTATCTTGCTGAGCACATTCTTAAAGGTGACACGGGCGATGGCGTACCAAATGTATTATCTGACGATAATGTTTTTGTAGACGGCAGAAGACAAGGTATATTATCCGCCAAGAAGAAGGCGGCCTTACTGGATGACCCACGCGCTCTTGGTGATGAAATATACCGCAATTATCAGAGGAATCAGCAATTAATAGATCTGACAAATTGTCCAGAACCTGTAAAAGAAAGTATTATAAATAATTTCGAACAGCAGGATCCATGGGGCAATCGTCCTAAAGTGTTTCCTTACCTTGTTCAAAAACGATGTAAATTATTGATTGAATGTGTAGGAGAATTTATTTAATGAAACTTGTTCATGAAGTGTTAGAAGATGTACGTAAGAAACGAGCAAAAGCTGACAAAATTAAAATTTTAAAAGACAATGAAACATGGGCTTTAAAAGACATTTTACGTGGGTCAACTGACACTACTGTTACTTTCAACTTACCTGACGGAGCACCTCCTTATACTCCGAACAACGCTGAAAGTGTACCAACTAACCTTGTAAATAAGAATAAAGAATTTCGATGGTTCGTAAAGGGTGGTCCAGGAGACAACCTAAAAAATTTCGATCGAGAGAAACGCTATATTCAGCTTTTAGAAGGTATTCACCCCGAAGATGCTAAATTGGTCATAAGTATGATCAGTAAGACAAAACCGGAAGGTGTAAGTCGTCCAGTAATCGACGAAGCCTTTCCAGGATTATTGAAAGACGAAGGCTAATGCGGCAATCATTCTAACAAACTAAATTCAACCACTGAGCTTCGGCTTCGGTGGTTTTTTTACTTAGGAGATAAGCAAGTATGATATCAGCAAAAATCGAAAGATTGAAGAGGGATTCAAGAGACTTAGAAAATTATGTACATAAACTAGTTAACAAGGGAAAGATTGACATTGCTAACAAGGTGCGTAAACGTAAAGACTTTTTAGACTACCACATTGCTGAACTGAAAAAAGTAGGTTAGGAGGAAATTAACTGTGTACTTCTCCGTGAAATCTGTGTATAATAAATTATCGCTATTAAGCGGAGGAGTATACTATGAATATTTTTGTCCTTGATACAAATCCTGTTACGGCTGCTCAATTACAATGTGACAAACACGTTGTCAAAATGATTGTAGAGTCGGCACAAATGTTATCTACAGCTCATCGGATGCTGGATGGTTACGTCGAAAAACGTCCGTCAAAATCTGGTAAAAGAATGATTAATTACTGGGTACATCCAAAGCAAGAAATGGAAGATGTACTTTACAAAGCAGTCCACCATGGTCATCCATGTACTGTATGGACTATGGAATCAGTGTACAACTATCGTTGGCACTATGATCACTTTGTTGCTTTACTAAACGAATATACTTATCGTTATGGTAAAGAGCATAGTACACAAAGGTTAAAGTACTGGCTAGTAAAACCACCACAAAATATTCCACATGTACCATTCACCGAATTTAAGCTTGCAATGACACACGAACCACAATGTATGCATGAAGGTCAAACTGTTCGCTCATACAAAGAATACTATCAAACAAAACAAGATAGATTCAAAATGGTATGGACAAAACGTGATGTACCAGAATGGTTCAACGTAGCATAATTATATATATTTTTTTAAGGGAAATATTATGCCGATCTATACGTTAGAAAATAAAGAGACTCAAGAGACTTGGGAAGTAAACATGAGTTATGAGCAACTCAAAATTACTTTGAATAAAGATCAACGATTGAGACACGTTATTCAACCAATTAAAATTGCAGCCAATGCAGGTCAGTCAAATATATCAAAGGCCGGTAGTGGTTGGCAAGATGTACTAAAAGAAGTTAAGAAAAACAGCGGACGGCGTAGCAACATTAATGTCTAGACGAAGTGCTAAGAGCTCTATGGTTAAACTTGAAAATTTGTTTACTCTAGAGCCAATGACTCCAGCGCAAGAAGAAGTGTGTAATGCGTGGGATGATGGAGACAATATTATTATGTCAGGTTCACCAGGAACCGGCAAAACATTTCTTGCTTTGCATCTTGCATTAGAAGATGTATTAGATCGAGAAACTGTTTATGATAATGTAACCCTTGTTAGATCTATAGTACCGACAAGAGAGATCGGTTATTTACCAGGATCTAAAAGCGAAAAGGAGGAAGCATACACCTCACCATATAAAAGTATCTTACAAGAACTTTTTAACGATAAAGATTCTTGGTTCAAGCTTGAACAACAAAAGCTTCTTAACTTCGAATCAACCTCATTCATACGTGGCATAACATTCAATGATACAATTGTAGTTGTCGATGAAATGCAAAATCTGAACTTCCATGAATTGGATTCAGTTATCACACGTATAGGTAGGAACTGTAAGATTATTTTTTGTGGAGATTACCATCAGTCTGATTTCAAATATGACGATGAAAAAAACGGATTAATAAATTTTATACAGATTGCAGAACAACTCAAAGACTTCACAACCGTTGAATTTGGTTGGGAAGATATTGTAAGATCTGGAGTTGTTCGTGACTATATAATGGCCAAAGAAATGTATATGAGAAAAGGATAATAGTAATGGCTAAATATGCTCGGTTCGATCCTAGAAATAAAAAGAAAGGTCGGAACAAGAATATATCTCTTGGTAATACAACGCCAAAGATAAAATTTTCTGAAAAAGAGTATGATGATATTATGATTAAGGTGAATGAAAAAGATGAAACAATTTATACACGAAAAGATAGATCTGGGATATGACGACCTCGACGCAGACACAACCGATACCGGTCGTATTTATAAAGCCCCGGATGGTAACAGATATCCTAGTATCACCACTGTGCTTAGCTTACTTTCTCGCGATGCAATCAGAGCCTGGCGAAAAAGAGTAGGAGAAGCAGAAGCTAACTTAATTTCACGTCGAGCTTCTACTCGAGGCACAAAAGTGCACGAAATAGTTGAACAATATTTAGATAATGAATATGATGCAACTAAATGGACTCCAGACATTATAGCGTCTTTGGAGAATCTAAAACCTTACTTACATAGAATAGACAAGATATATGAACAAGAATGTCCATTATATTCACAGCATTTAGGTGTTGCAGGACGCGTTGACTGTGTAGGTATATTTGATGGCGTACCATCTATTATCGACTTTAAAACTTCTAAGAGGATAAAGACAAAAGATAAAATCACAAATTACTTTATGCAAGAAGCCGCATATGCAATTATGTGGGAAGAAAGAACAGGTATGCCTATTGTAAATCTTGTAACTATAATGGATGTTGATAATGAACAACCGTTATTATTCAAAGAACATAGGGATAATTGGACAGATGATTTATTCAAAGCGATCGAAGCTTACCGTCATGAAATACGTACCTCGCCTGCGTAAATATTTGAAGAGAGTCGGCGTTTCGATTTCTGTATTATTTAATGTAATATTAGGTGGTTCATCTAATCAAACCTTTTCTGCTCGCCAGTATGAGAGGAAAAGAAATGGTCTATCAAACTTATCATGGTTAATTGACATGGTAATATTCTTTGATTCTGACCATTGTATGATGAGTTGGTTATACTGGAAAACAACAAAAGATATCCGTTTAGTGAAAGGTAAATACACACATGAATTTCTTTATAGTCCTGAATATGAGAAGCCAATGGGAGGAATTAGTACAGAAAGGCCGAGGCTTTAATTTGCCTGACCTTAATGGTACTATAAATAACATCGAGCACTTCGTACAAGAAGGGCATAAAAAAAATAGGTTCCGAAA